TATTCCTTGACGAGTTTGCATTCGTCCCTAACCACGTCGCAGAGCAATTCTTTGCCTCGGTTTATCCTACTATTACTTCTGGTAAATCAACTAAAGTCATAATTATATCTACACCCAATGGTATGAACCACTTCTATAAGATGTGGGAAGATGCTAGAAACGATAAGAATGATTATATAACTAACGAAGTTCATTGGTCTCAGGTACCTGGTAGAGATAAGAAGTGGAAAGATGAGACAATAAAGAACACATCTAAAAGACAATTTGCACAGGAGTTTGAATGCGACTTCCTAGGATCTGCTGATACACTTATCAGTCCATCTAAATTACAATGCATTCCGTTCAATGACCCAATTAGAAGCAATGCAGGACTTGATGTTTATGAGAGAGCAGAAGAAGATCACGAATATATTATTACTGTCGATGTTGCCAGAGGAATTGGTGGCGACTATTCTGCTTTCATCGTGTTTGATATCACCACTCTCCCGTACAAGATCGTTGCGAAGTACAGAAATAATGAGATTAAACCTGTACTGTTTCCCTCGGTCATATTTCAAGTAGCAAAGGAATATAATAATCCTTATATACTTGTCGAGGTAAACGACGTAGGTGATCTTATAGCAGCAACACTAAACTATGATCTAGAATATCCTAACGTACTCATGTGTGCCATGAGAGGTAGGGCAGGGCAGATAGTAGGACAAGGATTCTCTGGTAACAAAACACAGTTAGGTGTTAAGATGAGTGTCACTGTTAAGAAAATTGGTTGCTCTAATCTAAAAGCAATTATAGAAGAAGACAAACTAACGTTCCAAGACTTTGATATATTTCAAGAGTTAACTACGTTTGTACAAAAGAAACAAGCATGGGAAGCAGACGAAGGTTATCATGATGATCTAGTCATGTGTATGGTATTGTTTGCGTGGTTAGTCATGCAAGACTATTTTAAAGAGATGACTGATCAAGATATAAGAAGAAGAATATATGAAGAACAGAGAAATCAAATAGAACAGGACATGGCACCATTTGGTTTTATAGATGATGGTATGGGAGATGATACATTTGTAGATGCTGATGGATCATTCTGGTATGGTGATAAACAAGAAGAAGTAGGATATATGTTGCCTGACTTGTAATGGATATTGAGAATCAATTTGAATTAGAACACTTATTATTTAAAGAAAGGAGATGTAGGACATGTAATGAAATAAAGAATCTCATAGAAGATTTCTACATGTCGAGGAAACAAAAGAAAGGTTTACCATCTGCATATTCTTATGAATGTAAGGAGTGCACGATTAAAAGAATAACAGTAAAAAGAAAAAGTAAAAAGAAAATTGTAGAGGGTCAATATCCAGACTGGTAGTGTGTTCGTGTGTTGTTTCCCCTGTGGAGTGATGAAAATCTCTAAATACTTTTAGATAAAATGATATCTTAGAGGTAAAAATAAATGGCAAGTCAAGTCTCGCCTGGTGTTGTTATTAGAGAACGTGATATATCTACTGGTGTCTTGGTTGGTGTTTCTGGTCTTCGTGCTGGATTCGCTTCATCATTTCGCAGTGGACCTGTAGGCAAAATTACAAATATTGGTTCTGAAAGAGAATTAATTAATACTTTCGGATCACCAGCTGAGGCAAACGCTGCAGACTGGTTAGTAGCATCTGAGTTCCTCCGCTATGGTGGTCAACTCGCTGTTGTTCGTGCAGCAACTGGTGTACTCAACGCAACTTTAGATGGTTCAGCAGTATTAGTTGGATCAAAAGAAGATTACGATGCTGGTGCTGGTTCATCAGAGAAGTTTATTGCTCGTACTGCTGGTGCAGACGGAAATAATCTTTATGTTGTTGTAGTGGACAAAGGTCCTGATTTCACAATCGTAAAAACTGGTCACGGTTTAAGTGTTGGTGGTACATATACTGACGACGGTGCTGTTGGACATGAGGTTGTAGAAGTTGTTGACGCAAACACATTTAGAATTATTCAAGGAACTGCTGCTCCTACTCCTGCATCTGGAGATACATCAACAGCATTCAGTAATTCAATGTGGAACGCAACTGCAATTGGATCAACTGGTTTAACATATAAAGAAATAGGTCCTAGACCTGGTACTTCAGCATTTGCATCAGAGCGTTATGTTTCATATGACGAAATGCATGTTGCGATTGTTGATACTTCAACAAATACTGTTGTCGAGAGAATGACATATCTCTCTAAGATATCTGACGCTAAGTCTCCAGAAGGTTCTTCAATCTATTGGAAAGATTACGTCAACGAATTCTCTGGATACATTTACGCTGGTGCATTAACATCTGCTGAGTTTACTACATTAGGATCTGATCCTGGTGCTGCTGTTGCATCTTACGGTGCTACATCTGCTGCTCCTATCTCTATAGCAAGAATTCTTAAGACTGCTGGTGGAGCATTATCAGGTGGTACTGATGACTATGCATATACTACAGGAGAAATTTCTGCAGCATATACATTATTCCAAGACACAGAAGAAACATCACTTGATTTCGTTCTTATGGGTGGATCAATGGGTTCTGAAGCAGACACTCTAGTAAAAGCGGGTGCTGTCGCTGCTGTTGCAAACACAAGAAAAGATTGCATCGCATTCATCTCACCATTTAATGGTAACCAAGTTGCTACATCTGGTGGTTCCGCACTAACTCCAGCATTACAATTAGAAAATACTATTGATTACTTCTCTAGTATTGGTTCTAGTTCATACGTTGTTAAGGACAGTGGAATCAAATACACATACGATAGATTTAACGACAAGTATCGTTACATCGGTTGTAATGGAGACATTGCTGGTTTATGTGTTTCTACTTCTACAATTGGTGACGACTGGATTTCTCCAGCAGGAACATCAAGAGGTGGATTACAAAATGTAGTTAAACTTGCATTCAATCCTAATAAGGCAGCAAGAGATGATCTTTATACTTCAGCAATTAACCCTGTTGTAACATTTCCTGGTGCTGGTCCTATCCTATTTGGTGACAAGACTGCACTTGCTTCTCCATCTGCGTTTGATCGCATCAACGTAAGACGTCTTTTCCTTAACATAGAGAAGAGAGCAAGAGCACTTGCAGAAGGTGTATTGTTTGAGCAAAACGATAACATAACTCGTGCAAGTTTCAACGCTGCACTTAGTGGATATCTAAGTGAAGTTCAAGCACGTAGAGGAGTTACAGACTACTTAGTTGTTTGTGACGACACTAACAATACTGCTGAGATTATAGATAGGAATGAGTTTGTCGCAGAAATATTTGTGAAACCAACTCGTTCTATCAATTATGTAACTGTGACTGTTACAGCAACGAAGACAGGAGTTTCATTCTCCGAAGTCGTTGGTAGATAATTAAACAAGAGGTAAAAACAAATGGCAACTAACAACGTATCTTCGTTCCTCCAAGTTATTGGTCAAGGCGTTAAGCCTAATATGTTCACAGTGGACATACAATTTCCTGGTGGATTCAGTGATGCAACTATCAATGATCTAGCAGGAGGAGATCTAGCATCTGATGGTGCTGGTGCTCTTATGGGTAAAGAACTAACTTCAGTTCTTTGTAAATCTGCTGCACTACCAGGATCAAACTTAGGTGTAATCGAAGTTCCTTTTAGAGGTAGAACAGTTAAAATCGCTGGTGATCGCACCTTCGATACATGGACTGCTACATTCTTTAACGATAAGAACTTCAAAATCCGTGCTCTATTTGAGTCATGGGCAAATGAAATCAATACTCACGCTGGTAACTCTGCTGAGAGATTCCTTCCTGATAATGGTGGAGATGGTTATATGGCAAATCTATTTGTCACACAACTAGAAAAAGATGACACAGTTGGTGGTTCTGCAATCAGAACATATCAATTACATCATTGCTTCCCAACTAATGTTTCTCAGATTGATCTTGCATATGATAGCAACGATCAGATTGAAGAATTTACTGTTGAATGGCAGTACGCATACTTCACTGCAGAGAAAGCAAAGGGCGGATCACAAGCACCAGCATCAAGTAGAACTGACATCGCTAGCGGAAAAGTCATATAATTAACTCTGCTAAATATAAGTAAGAGCACTATTATGACTAGGTAGATGAGTCAATTATTTGGTTTCCAAATACAACGTAAGGAGGGAAAGAAGGGTCAGTCCCCTGTCCCTCCTAATGCTGAGGAGTCGATTGCGGTAGCAGCTGGCGGTTATTATGGAACATATGTAGATACGGATAATCAAGCTCGTAATGAATTTGAGATGATCCGTCGTTATCGTGATATGGCATTGCATCCAGAAGTGGACAGTGCGGTTGACGAAGTTGTAAACGAATTTGTCGTGAGTGACGCTCACGATACACCAGTAGAAATAAATCTAGACAATCTAGATGCTGGTATGGGTATTAAGAAAAAGATTAGAGACGAGTTTGAATATATTAAAAGACTTTTAAACTTTGACAATCGAGCACATGAGATTGTTAGATCTTGGTACATTGATGGACGTTTATATTATCATAAGGTAATAGATTTAGAAAACCCAAAGAAGGGTATTACTGAACTTCGTTATATTGATCCTATGAAGATCAAGAAGGTCAGACAAAAATTAGACAACAAACCGAAAGATTCTCTAGGAAAGCAAGCAATTAAAGGCACTGCACTTGAGTATGAATACGGAACATTTATAGATTATTATCTTTATAATCCAAAAGGTTTTTATAAAGGTGGAGTTTTAGGACCTATTGGAGACATGTCATTGTCTCAAGGTGTAAAGATGGCAACAGATTCTATTACATTCTGTCCATCTGGTCTACAAGATTTAAACAAGAGAATGACTCTTGGTTTCCTACACAAGGCAATTAAGGCAATCAATCAACTTAGAATGATTGAAGACTCTCTAGTTATATACAGACTTTCTCGTGCACCAGAGCGTAGAATATTCTATATTGATGTAGGTAATCTACCAAAAGTAAAAGCGGAGCAATATCTCCGTGACGTCATGGCACGTTATCGCAACAAGTTAGTTTACGATTCCAGTACTGGAGAGATGCGTGACGATAAAAAGCACATGAGTATGCTAGAAGATTTCTGGTTACCACGTAGAGAAGGTGGTAGAGGAACTGAAATTACTACATTGCCAGGTGGTCAAAACCTAGGTGAACTCAAGGATGTTGAGTATTTTAAAAAGAAACTATTTAATAGTTTAAACTTACCTCCTTCTCGTCTTACTGACGATAACAAAGGATTTAATATTGGTAAGACAACCGAGGTTCTACGTGACGAACTTAAGTTCACTAAGTTTATTGGTCGTCTCCGCAAGAGGTTTAGTGAAATATTCATGGACTTCCTCAAAACTCAACTCATTCTAAAGGGAGTGATTGCTCCAGAAGATTGGGAAGATATGAAGGAGCACATCCAATATGACTTCCTATTTGATAATCACTTCAATGAATTAAAAAACATTGAGATGATGAATCAACGCATAGCAACTGTAACTCAAATGGATCCGTTTGTTGGTAAGTATTTCTCTATAGAACATGTTCGTAAAGAGATTCTTGGTCAAACTAATAACGATCTTAGAGAGTTAGACAAGCAAATGCAGAAGGAAATTGATTCTGGTTTAGTAATGTCTCCACAAGATGTCAATTCATTTGACACTATGGATCGTCAGAATACTGCTTTCCAACCTGAGATTCAAGCACAACAAGCTGATGATGCACAGGAAAGAGAGTTAGAAAAAATGAAAAAAGCGGCTAGTTCCGCACCTAAACCTGTCAATAATAATAAATAACATATACTACAAATAAATTATGTCTGAAAACACAGATGCTAATAAAGATCTTGGTGCTGTAGATATCGTTAACAAGATTGACGATAACCAGAGAGCAACTGCTATAGATGCAATCCACGACTTATTATTTGGCAAAGCTTCTCAAGCAATGGCAGATTACAAGAAGGTGGTTGCTAACACATTCTTTGATGAACCAACAGATACAGAGATACCGAACAATGAAACTGATAACGGAACAGATTGAAAACGTTAAAATCCTTACAGAGGAAAAGAACGGAAAGAAACTCCTTTATATTGAAGGGGTATTTCTTCAGTCTGAATTGAAGAACCGTAATGGTCGCATGTATCCCTTTAGTGTCCTCGAACGTGAAGTTGGAAGATACAACGAGGAGTATGTAAAATCAAAACGTGCTCTTGGTGAACTTGGTCATCCTGATGGACCTACTATCAATCTTGATAGAGTGTCTCATAGAATAACAAGTCTTCGTGCAGAAGGTAATAACTTTATCGGTAAGGCACAAATACTTGATACACCTATGGGTAACATTGCAAAGAGTCTTTTAGGTGAAGGTGTTCAACTTGGTGTTTCATCCCGTGGTATGGGAAGCATCGACCAGAAAGAAGATTGTAACGTAGTACGTGACGACTTCATGCTAACAACTGCTGCTGATATAGTGGCAGATCCCTCCGCACCTGATGCTTTTGTGAATGGCATCATGGAAGGAAAGGAGTGGATATGGGACAACGGACTTCTAAAGGAGAGGGAAGTTGCTAAATACCAAAGGATTATGAGCGACGCAAGTCGTCATGATATGGAGGAAAAAACGCTCTCAGTTTTTGAGCATTTCCTTTCAAATCTTTGATTCTATAAATAATTCATATCACTATACGGAAAATTATTAAGGTAAACTCTAATGTCAGATAAACTTAACGAAAAATTTGAAGAGTTTGCTACCGAGCAGAAAGTGACTATCGTGGAAGGCGACCCTATGCCGACTGTTTCCGCAAACGTCATCCCAGGCACAGGTAGCGAACCATCAAAGGTTTCTGATGCACAAACATCTAATAGTAGCGGAGGAGATCCGATGCCTACAGTAGATGCTGGTAAATCATATGGTCAATCTGCTCCCGCAGATTTAGGTGGAACATCTACAACTCCGAATGGAGATGATGTAGATGGTGCAGATAATCCTGGTGCTAAGGCAGCCGCTCCTGTTGGAGATGCTTCTAACGATGGAACTGCTCAGACATCAAATAAAAATGATGCTGGAGATATGGGTAAACAACCTACAGTTGGTGCTGATGCAGCATATGCAACTACTACTGGTGCACAAGTTACCTATCCAATCAAACCATCATATGAGGACCTTGATGTTTCCGATGATGTAAACGCCCTATTAGAGGGAACAGAACTCTCAAAAGAGTTTGCTGAGAAAGCGAAGACTATCTTTGAAGCCGCTATCAAAGCAAAAATCTCTTCAGAGTACGACAAGCTTGTAGAACACTTTGCTACAGAACTCGAAAAGCAGGTAAATGCTGCTAAGGCAGATCTTTCCGAGGAAGTAAATGGCACAGTTAACTACGCCGTAGGTCAATGGATGGAGCAAAATCAAGTTGCTGTTGACCGTGGTATAAGAAATGAGATAACCGAAGACTTCATTGCAGGTCTTAAGGGTCTCTTCGAGGAGCACTACATTTCTATCCCAGACGATAAAGTCAATGTGGTAGAAGGTATGGCTGACTCAATTCGTGAAATGGAAACCCGCCTTGACGAACAGGTCAAAGCAAATGTGAAATTACAAAAACGTCTTAACGAGACTGCTAAACTCAATGTTCTGAACACTGTTTCAGAAGGACTCGCAGATACTCAGAAGGACAAACTCGCTGCACTCGCCGAGGGTGTTGAGTTTACAACCGAGCAGGAATTCTCTAAGAAAGTGAAAACTATCAAAGAGTCTTACTTCAAGGAAAAAACTGTAACACAAAGTGACGTTGCAGACGAAACTCCAGTAGAAGATGCTGCAGAGGTAACACCAGCAATGGCACAGTACCTTGATGCAATGAATCGTTGGGGTCAATAAATTATAAATCTATTTTTCTTAAAAGAGCAAAATGTTTAACTCAAAAGCTCTAACAGAGAAGTGGTCACCTGTTCTAAGTCATGAAGGTGCTGGCACCATCAAAGACAATTATAGAAAGGCTGTAACCGCTGTTCTGTTAGAAAACACAGAGGCACAGATAAGAGAAGAACGTGGAATGATCAATGAAGCATCCAACACAGTTGGTGCCATTGGCGGAAGCGGTCTTTCTGGAAGTGGTCTCACCACAAACACAGGTGGTCTAGCTGGTTTCGACCCAGTGATGATTAGCCTCATCCGTCGTGCTATGCCTAACTTAGTAGCATACGACATCTGTGGCGTTCAACCAATGAGTGGTCCTACAGGACTAATCTTTGCGATGAAGTCACACTATCAGCAAAATGGTTCCGCACTAAGAGCAGGAAACGAAGCTCTATACAATGAAGCGGATACAAACTTCTCTGGTAACACACAAGGACCTGCAGCATTCAACGATCCAGTTTCTCCTCTTGGAGACGGTGGTACAACTGATGCTAACCCAGGTTTACTTAACGATGCTACTGGTGGTGGTACAACTGCTGGTAATTACGAGCGTACTGCTGGTAATATCGCTAGAGAAGATGCTGAAGTTCTAGGATCTGGATCTACTCTCTTTAACGAGATGAGTTTCAGTATAGAGAAAACTTCTGTTACTGCTAAAACAAGAGCACTAAAGGCAGAGTACACTCTAGAACTAGCACAAGACTTGAAAGCAATTCACGGTCTTGATGCAGAGCAGGAACTTGCTAACTTACTATCAAGTGAGATCCTTGCTGAAATCAACCGTGAGGTTGTTAGAACTGTTTATACAGTTGCTAAGTCAGGTGCACAAAACAACGTTGCTAACGCTGGTGTATTTGATCTAGACGTAGATAGTAATGGAAGATGGTCAGTTGAGAAATTCAAAGGACTGATGTTCCAAATAGAAAGAGATGCTAACGCAATCGCACAGCAAACTCGTAGAGGAAAGGGTAACTT